CGTTAAATAACTTTGGTGCTGGTGGAAGTGGTGGAGATGGATATGTAAGAATTACCTGGTGGTAAAAAACGCATACATATGGTAGAATGAATTTTATATTGACTTTGTTGTATGCCCCTGAATTATACAAATCAACCGAAAAATAATTTTAAAGGTAAAACAATCGCATTTTGCCTTCCAGGATTTTCATATTCTGGAACCTTTATGACCCAGATGATTCGTCTTTTGTTTGACTTGAATCAACTGGGAATCAACTTTTATATTTCGCAACACTACAGTTCAATGGTAAACTTTGCCAGAACTGATTGTTTGCAGGCAGATAATTTTGCAGGAACAATGCTGACTCCTTGGAGGGGTAAAGTTCCTTATGATTATATTATGTGGATTGATAGTGACATTATCTTTAAAACAGAAGACCTGATGGAACTTCTGTTGATGGATAAAGATATTGCAACGGGTTGGTATGTTCAATCAAACGGAACACCAATCTCAAATCAATCTACTGTTGTTGAAAAGATGGATAAGCAACTTCTTATGTCTAAGGGTTCTTATCACTTTGAAACTATAGAAGAAATGCAACGCCGCCCAGGTCCATTTAAAGTAGATTATTGTGGATTTGGATGGGTATTGATGAAGAAAGGTGTCTTTGAAAAAGTTCCTTATCCTTGGTTTGCACCAAAGAAAGTTCAACTCATCAAAGATGATGGAACGATTCTTGAGGATATGTGTTCCGAAGACGTTGCAATGTGCGAAGATTTAAGAGAGTATGGTTTTGAAATCTGGTGCAATCCAAAGGTTCGAGTCGGTCATCAGAAAATGGTAATTCTATAAAACTATGTTAAATTATTCAAACACAGCAGAACAACAAAAACCACACTTTAATGTGGTGATTGCAACTCCAGGTAGTAAATTAGAATCTGGGTATGTAAAATCTTTACTTGGAACAATTCACGTTCTTCAGGCAAACAATATTAGTTGGATATTCCAAAACGAACACGCTTCTCTTGTCACAAATGCAAGAGAAGCAACTATTACTGGAAGTCGCCAGTTAGAAGTTTTTAATCCTTCTCCAGGAAAAGGACAATATACATACGATAAAATCTTTTGTATTGATAGTGATATTGTTTGGAATCCAGATCATTTTATTAAACTTTTTCAATCAGATAAAGATGTAGTGTCTGGTGTTTATTTTGAAGAACAAGGGGCAAGTGCAATGATTCATCGAAATAAAGAAGATTATCAACCGATGAGTCGTGAAGAACTTGCAGAACTCAATTCAAAAGGTGAAGTCTTTCCTGTTTATGGAGTTGGTCTCGGATTCATTTGTATTAAACAAGGTGTCTTTGAATCACTTAAACGTCCTTGGTATGGTTTAGGTAAAGTGATTCAAGAAGTTGATGGAGTAACATATGAACTTCCACTAGGAGAAGATTTATATTTTTGTGAAAGAGTCGCACAAAACGGTCATCAAGTTTATGTTGATTCATCTGTAATCGTTGGACATATTAAGAGTCGTATTGTATGTTAAATTATAGAAACGAAAAGAAAGTCAATAAAACCATAACAGTTTTTTATCATCTCTTTATTCCAGATACTAATAATATGTGGATCTGGTGGGTGGATGAACAAATGTCTTTATTGAGAGATGTTGGTCTTGCAGATAAAGCAACGATCAATATGTGTATTACTCTCCCTCTTGGACTTTATAATTCTAAGACAGGGCATTCTTATGATGAGATGGTGATTGGTTATATCAAAGATCGTTATCCATTTGTCAATATCATTGATATGAGGGGTGTAGGTGAGCAACCAAATCTTTATGAAATGCAAACCTTATTAAAATTGCATGACTTTTCTAAAAATAATAATAGTCATGTTTTATATTTTCATAATAAAGGTATTGGTTCTTATTTAAAAAATGAATATCCACCAGGAACAATTCATGATTGGAGAAAATACTTACAATATTTTTTAATTGAAAATCATGAACAATGTTTAAAAAAACTTGATGAAGGATATGATTATGTAAGTGTTGATGAAATTGAATGGAACTATAAATTTGGTTTTGCAGATCAACCAAAATATAAACATTTAATGGGAAATTTTTGGTGGAGTAATACAAATTACATTAGAAATTTGGGTAGTCCAACAAATTTTTTAGACAATTACGAAAAAGCAATAAACAACAAAATAAATTTTAATAGTCAAGAAGACTTTAATGAATTTTATAGACTTTCTTCAGAACTTTGGATACATTTAAATAGACCAAAATGTTTTCACATACATAATAGTAATATTAATAATTATTTTGAGTACTATCCAAAGGAAAAGTATTTAGAAAATTAAAAATTAATTTGAATTTAAATTATGTCTCATCCAGAACAGTTACACTACATAAAATTTTTAAAAGAAAATTTTCCAGAATTTTTTAAAGAAAAGAAAGTTCTTGAAATTGGCAGTTTAAATATCAATGGATCTATAAGAGATTTTTTTGAAAATTGTGATTATATTGGATTGGATTTAGAACCAGGGAAAGATGTTGACATCATCTGTGAAGGTCAAAATTATGATGCTGATGATGAAAGTTTTGATGTAGTATCATCTACCGAGTGTTTTGAGCATAATCCTTATTGGAAGGAAACATTCTTGAATATGATTAGAATGTGTAAATCCGATGGTTTAGTATTCTTTACTTGTGCAACAGATGGTAGAGAAGAGCATGGCACAGAAAAATATTTTCCAGAATTAAGTCAATTTACTTTAAATAAAGGATGGAATTATTATAAAAATTTAAATCAATCTGATTTCGACAGTCTTAATTTGGATCAATATTTTACTGAATATAAATTTTTTGTAAATCATAGATCTAAAGATTTGTATTTTTATGGAGTTAAGGGTAAAAAAATAAATACGATACAAAAAATTGTTGGGAGTGAAGAAAAATTGGTTCCTATGTTAAATTATAAAAATGAAAAAAAAGTCAATAAAACAATTACAGTTTTCTATCATTTGTTTATTCCAGATACCAATAATATGTGGATTTGGTGGGTGGATGAACAAATGGGACTGCTCAAACAAACGGGACTTGCTGATGTAGCAACTGTTAATATGTGTGTGACTATTCCTCTTGGTTTGTATAATAACAAAACTGGACATTCATATGATGAAATGGTATTAGATTATATTACTGATCGATATCCATTTGTAAATCTTGTTGATATTAGAAGTACGACAAATCCTGAAAATCATTATGAAGGTCAAACTCTTGGAAAACTTTATGAACATTGTCTGAAAGAAGATGGATATGTTTTCTATTTCCACAATAAAGGAATGTCTTCATATTCTACGCATATTCCAGGTGCTGTGAAAGATTGGCGTCATTATATGCAGTACTTCAATATTGAGAAATGGGAAGATTGTATTACCAAGCTTGGAGAAGGATATGATTGTTGTGGAGTTGATTGGGTAGAAACTCCTTATCTTGAATTGAAGTTTGCCATTCAACATTATGCAGGAAACTTCTGGTGGGCACGAAATGATTACATCCGTAAATTGACTCATCCACTTCGTATCAACGATTATATGGATGTAGATGCGATGGTAAAAGATTTGAAAAACTATCGTTATTGTTTTGAGATGTGGATGGCGACAGGAAAACCAAATCAACATTGTTTCCACTATCGTAATCATCAACAATATGAAAATCTTGGACTAGAAAGATACTTTACCCACTTCCCTCCTAAGTTCTATCGTGATGATCTACCTGAAGATGATGATGTAAGAAAATATAAAAAGAACCGTCAAGGTATCTTAATGGAAATTGGAAGTAAAAATTTATTCAATTGGTCTGACCATCGAAACTTTGCTGATTGGATAGTTCGTCGTAAACAACCACAAACAGTTGTTGACTTGGGTGTGGATTATGGGTATTCAACATTCTGTTTTGGTCTTCCTGAAATCGGTCACATTTATGGAATCGATAGTTTTGAAGGTGATGAACACGCAGGAATAAGAGATACTTATGATTATGTTTTAGAAAAACAAAAAGAACTTGAACTGAATAATATTACTTTCATTAAAGGTTTCTTTGATGATGTTGTAAAGACCTGGAATAAACCAATCGATATTCTTCATATTGATGGTCTGCATACTTATGAAGCAGTCAAGAATGACTTTGAAAAATGGTCACCTTTTGTGAAAGAAGATGGTATAATCCTAATGCACGATACAATGGTAGAAGAATTTTGTGTAAAAGATTTCTTCAAGGAAATCACACTACCAAAAACAAACTTTAAACATTGCAATGGATTGGGTGTTGTGAGTAAAGATATAAATCTTATTAATGAAATTAATAAAAACTTTGAGGAGTTTATTAGATGAAGTTTAATTTAGTAAGAATTGTTCCTGATAATGGATTTTATATTCATTCAAATGTGTTTCACGAAATTGAAGCAGCGATGTTCTTTTCACTGCAGAAGTTGGGACACGATGTAACCAATAGTATAAATGAGTTTAAGACCAATGCACGAAACATTGTATTTGGAATGCATCACTGCCCTGTCGATGTTGTAAGACACGACATTCCAAAAGATACAATCATCTATTCTCTAGAACAGATGCGAGATTCACCAGAATGTATTCGTTGGTGTCGTAAGTATCGTGGTCTTGAGGTATGGGATTATTCAATGAGGAATGTTGATGTTCTCCGTAAAGCGGGTGTAGAGAACATCAAGCATTGTAAGGTTGGTTATGTTCCAGAGATTTCATACTTTGAAAGGAATAAACCTGAAGATAGAGACATTGATATTCTTGCTTATATGTCTCCAAGTGATCGCAGGTTGCATATTATGAACCAGTTTGCAAATAATTCAAAACTAAATTTTGTTCATATTCAAAGCACTTATGGTGATGATAGAGATGAATATATCAAGAGAGCAAAGTTGGTGATTAATTTACACAATTATGACAATCAAATCTTTGAAATTATTCGTGTATCTCACCTGATTCAAAATAAAGTTCCAGTTCTTTGTGAAAGAAATGATACTACAGAGTTTCCAAATTATATGGAGGGAACTGTATTCACCTCGACTTATAATCGTTTTGTAGATACTGCATATAAACTTCTCAAGAAACCAGAAGAACTTGATGCTCAAGCAGAAAAAGGACTTGAAATCTTTAAGAAATCACCAATGGAAAACTTCTTGAAGGAGGTTCTTGAGTGAAAGTTATAGATGGATTTTCATTCTTTAATGAATTTGATATTCTTAAATTAAGATTAGAGTATCTACGAGATACTGTAGATTACTTTATCATCAGTGAATGTAATTACACACACTCTGGTAAAGAAAAACCATATTATCTCAATCAAATCATTGATGAATTTGATGAAGAACTTCGTTCTAAAATTATTTCAGTTCATTATGAACCAGACATCAGTGATTATGATTTCTCAAATAAAAAAGAATGTAATTTTGAATCTGGGTTCTGGAAACTAGAAAGAGGTCAAAGAAATCACATATTGGAGGGTCTTAAAAACTTCTCTCCTGATGATTTGTTTATGTTGAGTGATGTAGATGAGATTCCCCGTAAAGAATTGATTCAACATCTCAAACAAAATGGTCTTCCCGAGAACAAACTTGCTCTTGCAAGATGTGATAATTTCTATTATAATTTCTTCACTTATGAGAACAGCACTTGGGGTGGAACTGTATTCACGAATGTTGAGACCGCATCCAAAACTGATGCTGACTTTTTGAGAGGTCGTTCTTATGAATTTCCTTTCTTTGAAAATGCTGGATGGCACTTCACATTCTTTGGTGGCATCAAACAAATTCAAGATAAGTTAAATTCTTATGCACATCAAGAGTTTAATACCTATGAAGTGAATAATCAACGAAGCATTCGAGATGCAGTTCAATCTCAAACAGATATTCTAAAAAGAACGCACGAGAATAAAAAGTTTCACAGATATAGTTTCACAAATTTCCCAGAAGATTTTAGAAATCTTATCACTCAAATATTTTCAGAGGAGTTTTATACAATGCCAACCACAGATGAAGTCATTACAAAACCAGAGTATCTTCATAATAATATGCCACCTTTGCTAGAGGCATCTTTGAATCCTGATGGTACTGGTGGTACAGAGATTATGGGTCGTGCTTGGCAGGATTATGTTCTTCCTGCAGCACCAGACCTTGCTGATTGGCATTGGTGTGTGATTCCTGGCGATAATGTAATTGCCCCTGACAACTCTAATATTGTTTGGTTGCATCCTCATCATATGGAAGAGGGTCTTGAGCAACTGATGGACAAACAATTCCAGAAACACTTCAAGGCATATGTCTTTGTTTCTGATTGGCAGTATGAAAGATTTATGGAAAGATTCCAACTTCCAATGGAGAAATGTTATGTTCTTAAGAATGCCACTCAACCATTTGAGAAGCACGAAAAACCAAATGGTAAGTTGCAGTTGATGTTTCATCCAAATCCTATTCGTGGGTTGGATATTCTTTTAGAAGCAATTAAACTGATTCCAGAAGAAGACTTTGACCTTCATATCTTCCACGAACTTGATCCTGATGAACGCAAGAAACAACATCTTGAAGGTATTCAAACTTATGAATACTCTCACGTTGGACCACAAGAGGAAGCATTTCTTCGTTATTGTTTGAGACTTGCACAAGAAGATAAGAGAGTTGTTCGTCATACACGCACGAATAACTCTAAAGTGAGAGAGCAACTGATGAAGACTCATATCTTCGCATATCCATCATACTTTATGGAGACTTCTTGTATCTGTATGATTGAGGCATTGTGTGCAGGGTGCTCTGTTCTTTCGAGTAATCTTGCGGCACTTCCTGAAACGGGTCTTGGTTTTGCACATCAGTATGGTTTTATTCCCGACCGACAAAAGCATATTGAACGGTTTGCAAGAGAACTGAAGAGAACGATTACCGAGTATCGTGAAGGTAAGTTTGATAATACTCAACAAGTTGAAGTGTGCAATAAATATTATAGTTGGAACACACGAATTGAACAGTGGGTTCAATTTTCAAAAGAATTATGGAGGAAAAATTAAAAATGGAAACAAAAACTGTAACCCTTAATTTACCATTAATGCATCTTTATCATATGGTTTATGATGGAGCTAATTGTGAATACACGATTGATGATATCAGACAAATGCTTGAAGAATATGGACCAGAACATCAAATTGAAGCAACAATTATAGTTCCAGAACCACCTCCATACAGTGTAGAGAATGATATTGCTGCTCATGAAGCAAGAATTACTAACAATCAAAATCAGATCACACAACTTCAAGAACATCTAACAACTCTTGAAGTGGACACTGAAGAATACAATCAGATTCAAGAACAAATTACTGCTCTTGATGCAGATATTCAGCAATGTCAAGATCATATCGCATCATTATCCAATGGTGAAGTATGATCTCTTTCATTTAACTCAAGAGGATAATCAACAAGTTGGTGGACCGATTCAAGATGATGAAGCTTTATTCTTATACTCATTGATAAAAGGTATGAGAATTAAAACTGTATTTGAAATTGGTGGATTATTCGGATACTCTGCAAAAAACTTTTTAGAAGCAGTTGGAGAAGATGGTTTTGTATTTACTTGTGATATAAATCCAGTTCCTATACTTGAAAAAAATCACATATTTTTACATAAAAATGCTTTAGATATTACTAAAGATGACTTTGATGGAAAAACAATAGAACTTATGTTTTTTGATTGCCATGATTATGATGTTCAAATGAAAGTATTTGAAAATTTTTCTGAACATAATATTATTAATGATGATACTGTGCTAGTATTTCATGATACAAACACTCATCCTCAAAAGTTTTTTGATTTTGCTTATGAGACTGAAGAGGGTTGGATACATCAAACTGCCGAAAGAAGAATGGTAAATACTTTGCATGATCGAGGTTGGAATCCATTTTGCCTTCATACAAAACATTCTAAACATTCCCCAAAATTTCCTTTTAGACATGGAATTACCGTTATGACAAAGTTTAAAAAATTTATAAATTAATGAATATAGATTGACAAATCTGTTCAATGGTGCTAAACTGGATGAATATGAAGTTTCTTAATTTTATGAAAATTGACCGTGAAATTTTAAATGAATTAACAGGACTTCAAGAAGATGTTGCTTCTTCATTTACTGATGAGAATATGATGAGTGGAGAAACTTATTGGACAGTTGTTGAAAGTTTGGCGACTGCTAAGTTAGCAGAACTACAAGGAAAAATTGTTTCTGATTTTTCTTGAAAATTTATACACTTTTAATATTACTTTAATAATAAAAACATGGTTGATAATTTTGTAAAACTTTCAATAGAAAATGGTGGAAGCATACACCCATTAATAATTTCTAATAAGCATTTGAAAGGACCATCCCTAACAAATCCTTCTATTTACAATGATAATGGAAAAATACTTGTAAATTTAAGAAACATTAATTATACTCTTTACCATTCTGAAAAGAAAAAATTTGAACATCAATGGGGTCCATTAGTATACATTCATCCAGAAAATGATATTCGTCTTAGGACATGGAATATTGTTTGTGAAATGGATGAAAATATGCGAATTAAAAAATATAGTCACATTGATACATCTAAACATCCAGATAAAGAATTGTGGGAATTTGTCGGGCTTGAAGATGTTCGTCTATTCAGATGGGATGGAAAACTTTATACTTGCGGTGTAAGGAGAGACCTTGATACCATAGGGACTGGTAGGATGGAATTATGTGAAATTGAAATTACTGATACTGGTGTAAAGGAGTTGAGTCAATATCGTATGCCCGCTCCAGGTGATGATAAAGAATATTGTAATAAAAATTGGATGCCTATCTTAGATATGCCATATCATTTTGTGAAATGGACGAATGGTACTAATATTGTTTATTATGATATTAAAAATGGAACAACAGAATCAGTAATTCAAAAAGAATGGAAAGATCTTGGATGCATAGATCTTAGGGGTGGATCTCAAATAATTCCTTTTGGTGATTATAGAATTTGTTTAACACATGAAACATTTTTATATCAAAGTGCTGCTGGAAGAAAGGATGGTGATTATAAACATAGATTTATTGTTTGGGATAAAGATTGGAATATTGTAAAAGTTTCAAAAAGATTTTCTTTTATGAATGCAGAGATTGAATTTGCAGTTGGTATGTGTGAATATAAAAATGATTATTTAATTACTTTTGGATTTCAAGATAATGCTGCTTATCTATTAAAAGTTCCTAAAAAGTATGTGAAGGATTTTATTTATGGTGAATAAATTTAGTAAACCAAAAACAAATAATAAGGTATCAATTATATGTGCATGTAAGAATAGATACTCTGCTTTAAAAATTTCTTTAAATTCTTGGTTAAATTTTGATCAAGTTTTTGAAATTATTATTGTTGATTGGAATTCTTCAAAATCTATCAACGAATTGACATACATTGATAAAAGAATTAAAATTGTGAGAGTTGAAAATGAAAATTATTTTAATCAACCTCAACCATTAAATCTTGCTTCTAAGATAGCAACTTGTGATTATCTATTAAAGTTAGATACTGATTATATTTTAAATCCATATTATAATTTTTTCAATCAATATAAGATAGATGAAAATACTTTTGTGTATGGACCAACAAATATAGAAGATAAGATAATAGAAAGTAGTCCATATTTTAAATATCTTAGAGGTCTTTTATATATTAAAAGACATATTTTCGAAGAAGTTGGTGGATATAATGAAAATCTTGGAAAATATTATGCTTGGGAGGATGATGAATTAGTTTCAAGACTTTATATGTATGGATTAAAATCAAAATCTATACAGTATGATCATACAGTCTTTCATATTCCACATTCAGATAAAAAAAGATTTGAAAATTTTGAAGGTGACAAAGAATATGAAAAAAAAGTCATAGAAGAAATGTCCAAATATTATTCTGGTGATGAATTAAAATATCAATTCGAATATATAATTTCTCAGTACCACATATCTAGAAACATGCAAGATTTTCCAAAACCAGATAATTATTTTATTGAATCTAAGGTAAATTGGAAAATAACACAACAAAATGATCAATACTATTTTGCAGAAAAATTATGAATAAGTTAGAAAATTTTTCATCAGTATATTACATGACACTTGAAGAAAGTGTTGACAGACAAAAAAATATTCAAACTCAATTTCAGAAATATGATGTTAACCCTATACCAATAGTTTCTAAAAGATATTCTGAAAGTTTAGATATAGTAAAAAGTAATTATCTAGAGACGATGGATCCTGGCACAATTGGATGTGCTGTATCTCATCTTAAAGCAATTAAAAAATGGTATGAAGAAACTGATGAAACTTATGCTTTCTTTTGTGAAGATGATTTAAGTTTAGAAACGATTAATTATTGGAATTTTACTTGGGAAGAATTCATTGAGTCTATTCCTGAGGATGCTGATTGTGTTCAATTATTACGTTTACGTGAAGATGGAAATTTTTCAGATTTTGGATTTAGAAAAAGAGAATGGAATGATTGGTCTGTAACTGCATATATTATTACCAGAGAATACGCTTCAAAAATTATTTCCAATCATTGTATTAATGATGAATATCATTTAGATATAAAAGGTCAAGATTGTATGCCCCTTGTGGAATACATTATATTTAATTATGGAATTACTTATAGTGTACCATTATTTGTTGAAGATACTAATTTTAAAAGTACTTTTTCAAAATCATTAGATCATAATCAAGAGTTACATGCTAGTACACATTTAACTTCACATGAAGTTGTGTTGGACTGGTGGAAAAATAATGGAAAAAATTTATCAATAAAAGATCTCTTTGTTTTAAGATCTAGAAATAAAAAAATTGTAGATTATTTTCCTTTCTTTGCTCCAACTTGTAGAGAAATGTTAAAGTTAAGACTTAACATGTTAAAAGATTATGTTGATGAATTTATAATTTGTGAATCTAATAAAACTCAAAGTGGAATTCCGATTCAGTATGAACTTAGGAGAATATTAAAAGAATTAAATTTAGTTGATTATAATATTAGAATTATAGATTTAGATATACCAGATGATGAAAATTTAGAAATTCAAGATATTGATTATAATAATTGTTATGATAATAATTCATCTAACTTAAATTCTGTTAGATCTAGAGTAAGAGAAAGGATGCAAAAGGATGCTTTACTTAGTGTCATTCATGAATATTCTGATGACACTGTATTCATTCATAGTGATATTGATGAAATTATTTCTCCATCTATTGTTGATTATATCAGTAGCGTAGCTAGACAAAATTTAGATTCAGTAATTAGAGTACCTTTAATTCATCTAGAAGGTAGAGCTGATATGAGAGTTTATTTAAAGGATTCGGACGAACCTAAGGAATGGACAGGAATGTTTGTTACTACCAAACTTCATTTAAATAAAGCAACTCCAACACAAATCAGATCAAATGTCTTTAATCCATTCCCAATTGTATTTTTAACTGAGAATGGTTCTATTCTTAAAGATCTTGGGTGGCATTTTTCTTGGATGGGTAATTCTGATATTAGAAATATAAAATGCAAATCTTTCACTCACTATGACGATAAATTTTCATATCTGACTGCTTCCAAATATTCTGGAAATGATATGAAAGAATTTCAAAAAAAATTAAAGTTTGAAGATGGGCAGATTCCACCTTCAGGCGATAAAAACATGGTTCTTAGGTATTATCCTGTTGAAAGGTTGCCAAAAGAAGTTTTTATATTTGATGATGTTAGAGAGTTTTTATTGCCTAGTGAGTCTGAAAATGAAACATTACAAGATCCACATCAAAAAACAGAAATAGAAAAATTATTAATAAACTATGCTTTGGATACTGAAAATGCTGAAAATAATTTCAGTTTAGGATTTTGGTATGAAAATCAAGGTCATACAGCTCCTGCTGTTTCATATTATTTGAGATGTGCCGAAAGATCTGAAGATAAAGATTTAGCTTATGAAGCATTAATCAGAGCTTCTCAATGTTACTCTAAACAAGGAACAAGGGATCTTAGTTCTAAGTGTCTTTTGCAACAGGCATTGAGTTTGTGTCCTAAAAGACCAGAATCTTATTTTTTATTAAGTTTGTTTTCTAGAATTAGATCTTGTTGGACTGATTGTTATAATTTTGCAGATATGGGTTTAATTTTTTCAGATTTTGATTCAAAGCAATTAAGAACTGATGTTGGATATCCTGGAAAATATGGATTATTATATGAAAAAGCAGTTTCTGGATGGTGGTGGGGTAGAGTAAATGAAACAAAAAATATATTGATAGATATTAAAAATAATCATCATATAGATTATGAATATGATAAAAAAATAAATGAATTCTCAAAACAAATAGGAGTAGAAATTTAAAAAATGAACTTTACAGTATATTCTAAAAATGAATGTCCATATTGCACAAAAATTAAACAAGTGTTAGAATTGGCAGAGTGTAAATACGTTGTTTATACTTTAGGAGAAGATTTTACCAAAGATGAATTTTATTCTGAATTTGGTGAAGGGTCTACATTCCCTCAAGTCATCTGTAACGATAAAAAAATAGGAGGGTGCATTGACACAATTCAATTTCTCAAAGAACAACAAATCATCTAATTATTCTATAAATAATAATAACACTCCAGTAACTAATCGGGGTATTGAATTTATTCTTAATGGAGGTAAAAGAAAGCAAACTCAACCGTTCCACATCATTTTTGAAAAGATAGTTTGCTTTCTAAATCGGGAAGTAACTATCTACTTTGAATTTTCCTTTAAATCAAGGAAGAAAAGAGTAGTTTCCCCAAGGTAAAAGAAATGTTAGCAGTTAGTTTAGTATTTGGTTCCTTTCTAACAATATTATTTCTTATAGTGGGAGTAATGTTTGGTTGGGTGGCGAGAGAATATATGATGAACTATCGGGAAATTCCAAGACCTCACCCCGAAATGTTTGATAATCAAGGAAATTTAATTCCAGATGAGGTAATTGCATTTAATTTTGAGAACTACCATGACTACGACGACACAGAAGAAGACGACGAAACCTAAAACAATATCAAAATCAACTACAACAAGTGTTGAATTACCTTCAAATCCTTTTGTATTTGAAATTTTTAATTTAGTTTCAAAACAAAGAAGTAATGATAAAAAAATTGAAGTACTTCAAAAATATAAGCATCCTTGCTTAATAACACTTTTTGTTTGGAACTTTGATGAAACTGTTATTTCTATGCTTCCAGAAGGAGAAGTTCCTTATGCAAGTGTTGGGGAACAGAATTCATTCAGTGGAACAATAAGTGAAAAAATAAATGATGCGGTTTACAAGATGTCTGAGATGGGATCTAATTCTTTAGGTTCTCAAGATCAAGGAAAATCATCTATTCGTAAAGAATACTCTAAATTTTATAATTTTGTTAAAGGTGGAAATGATGGACTAAGTTCTATTCGTAGAGAAACAATGTTCATTAATATGCTACAAGGACTTCATCCTCTTGAAGCAGAAATTCTTTGTCTTGTAAAAGATAAAAAACTTCAAACAAAGTATAAAATTACTAAGGAAATTGTCTCTGGGGCATATCCTGATATTCAATGGGGAGGTCGTTCATGAGTAAACTTGGTGATGTAATTGAGAAAGCACAAGATACAGAAAAGCATATGGATTCATGGACACCGGTAGAAAAAGAAACTTGTAAGACACGTTATGGATGTGAGATTCTGATTCAAGATGGGTCTTATGCACAGGTATGTACTAAGGATGCTCCAAATGATGCTTATATTATCAAGTATATGATTGATAATAAAATCTGTTTTGATCTTACAAGAGGTACAAGAACTCGCTTATTTGATATGTATTGGGATAAGTTTCGTGAGAATTTAAAGAGTATTGACTTTGGATATGGAAGAGTCAATCCAAAACTCTGGGGCTATAAGTCACCCGAAAAGAAAAAGCGGAAATAGTTTCACGGATGCTGGGAAAAAATCCCGGCAATTTTTTTGCCCATTAAGATTTTACAAAATTGTAACATTTTATACAACTAATTATTGCTAAATATCCCGAAAGGAGGTATAATTCCTCTATCGTTCATCTGGAAAACCAGACGGAAGTAAGCCGACTCGGAACGGGATCGTTCATTCGCTATTTGCAAATAGCGAACGCAAAAGCCGACTGAAGGAACGCTCTTTAACCTAAAAAACTAAGGAGAAAACCTAATGGCTAAAGTAGTATATCGTGGCATTGAATATGATACTCAGAAGCGCCTTGAGTATCAACAGCAAATGATGCAACAACCCCAACAATACAACGAAACTTATCGTGGTGTTAAGTTTACTAAGGAGGGTCATAAGTGATGAAGAAACTCAACGTACTTCAACTCATCAAAGAGCAGAAGCAGAAAGAGAATCGTCGTCATCAAGCACTGCTTGTAAACGCAGGAGCAAAGTGATGCTAGTAATCGCACAAATTACAGTTGCGTCTGCTACCTTTATTACTTTACTTTCATTGTATATTCAGTGGTTGTCTAAGTAATCAAAAATTCTGGGGGGATTGATTCCCCCCTTTTTTTATGCTAAAATTCTGAGAGAGAATGGTATCTTATGGACAAAGAAAAACTAAAACTCATCGTCCGTAATCTTGAACTGTTGGTTGATTCTCTGAAAGCGGAAGTATATTCTGATGTTTCTGCTTACAAACATATAGAACCAGATGTGAGAAAAAGACCACTTTTAGATTACGACGAAATATTTGAGGATTCTGATTTAGATGACTGAAACATCAAGGGCAAAACAACTTGTAAAACTTCTTGAAAGACTGATCAAGCAGGATCATCTCTATAATGATGACAAAATTCAAGAAATGAAAGCACAACTTCGTGCTGTAAAAGAACAAATCAAAGAGTTAGAAGCACAAACATCAAAAGGATTTGGAAAGAAATGAGTGTAAAACTAATTAGTGTAACTCCTGATGCTGAGCAAACAATGGCATACGTTGCTAGAGTCTCTAATCCTAGCAACCAAGATAATGAAAACTATGCGGGGTTACTGCGTTATTGCATTAAGCATAATCATTGGTCTGTTTTTGAGCAGGCATTTATGACATTGGAAATTGAAACGAATCGTGGTATCGCGGCTCAGATTTTACGTCACCGTTCGTTTACATATCAAGAATTTTCACAACGGTATGCAGATTCTTCTTTGTTAGCAGATTATATTCCTGTTCCAGATCTTCGTCGCCAGGATACAAAGAATCGTCAAAACTCAATTGATGACATTGCAGAATATGAGAAATTGACTCTACAGAGTAAAATTCAGGAGCATTTTGCACACTCTATGCGCCTCTACAAGGAACTTCTTTCTCACGGAGTGGCAAAGGAGTGTGCAAGGTTTGTATTGCCCTTGGCAACGCCCACACGCATCTATATGAGTGGCTCTTGCAGGTCATGGATACATTATATCAATCTCCGTTCGGCAAATGGAACTCAGAAAGAGCATATGGATATTGCTTTAGAATGTAAGAGAGTATTTTCCGAACAATTCCCAACCGTAGCAGAAGCACTGGAGTGGGTCTAAATATTTTTATCTTGAATTCGTAACTTTATGCCCGTATATCCTGTAGTCAATACCAAAACTGGTGAACAGAAAGAAGTGGAAATGAGTATCCACGACTGGGACCAGTGGAAAACTGATAATCCTGAATGGATTCGTGACTGGTCAGATCCATCAACTTGCCCTTCTCCCGGAGAAGTTGGTGATTGGAGAAACAAACTTGTTAGTAAGAATCCCGGATGGAATGAAGTTTTAGATCGTGCAAGCAAAGCACCAAAGTCAACTGTAAAAAAAATCTAATATGGCAAGAAGAAAAAGAGCAGAGCAACCAATAGGGGTTGGTCTTACTACTCGTCAAATGAAGCGCAAAAAACCACTGAGTTCTGAATATCTTGTAGATATTGAACCTCTTACAGACAATCAAAGAAAGTTATTTGATGCTTATAAAGAGCAAAAGCACTTGGTTGCTTATGGATGCGCTGGAACAGGTAAGACTTTTATTACACTTTATAATGCCATTCAAGATGTTTTAAACGAAAGAAGTCCATACGAAAGAGTCTATATCGTTCGCTCTTTAGTTGCTACTCGTGAAATTGGATTCTTGCCTGGAAGTCACGATGATAAGGCAGATATTTACCAAATTCCATATAAAAATATGGTGAAGTATATGTTTCAGATGCCTTCTGATGCTGACTTTGAGATGCTTTATGGAAATCTAAAAGCACAAGAAACAATCAAGTTTTGGTCTACTTCATTCCTTCGTGGTACAACTCTCGATAATGCTATTATTATTGTTGACGAGTTTCAGAATCTAAATTTCCACGAATTAGATTCTATCATCACCCGTGTTGGTGAAAATACTAAGATTATGTTTTGTGGTGATGCTACTCAGTCTGATTTACAAAAGACAAATGAAAGGAACGGTATTGTAGACTTTATGGGAGTCTTGCGTAAAATGCCTTCATTTGATATAATTGAATTTGGTGTAGAAGATATTGTTCGTTCTGGACTTGTTAAAGAATATATTCTTGCAAAAATGGAAGGGGGATTTTAAAAAATGAAGACTTTTATCCAGATTGGAACTAACGATGGAAATGATGAATTTAATTCAATTGTTAAAGTTGAAAATCCAGACTTAATTATTCTTGTAGAACCAAACTCTGAACTCAACAATGATATCAAAAAAAATTATTCCGAATTTATTGATAAAGTTTTCATAGAAAATGTTGCAATCAACACAAAATCTGGTCCATGTGAAGTTGTTTTATCTAAAAAGTATTTTCCTGAGTTGAATGATTATATGTACACAAATCATACTCTCTATACCTTATTGCCAATGGATTCTTGGGGAGATGATTTTGTTTCTTTAAAAATTGATGGAATTACTTTTAATGAATTATGTGAAAAATACTCAATTACAGAAATTGATTTTCTACAAATAGATACAGAAGGATTTGATAGTCAGATTATTCTTTCTATAGATTTTGATAAAATTAAGATAAAAAAATTAAAATATGAAATTTGGGGATTTACTCCAGATTGTTATTCTAGATATGGTGAAAAATCAAAAGATTATGGAACTAATGGTATGAAAAATGTAGAGGAAAAACTTATTTCTTTGGGTTATAAATTAACTCAATGCACTACAGATATAGAAGCAGTTCTTGTAAATTAAATGTTTAATCATATTGATGTGAATCTCCCACAACTTGAACGGGAGACTATTGATGGTGTAAGATACTATAAAGTTCCTGATAATGATGAATTAATCAAACTTGTTTCTATTACTTCTGTCACCAGTCATAAAAATCGTCACATATTTATTAATTGGCGAAAACGTGTTGGTGAAGAAGAAGCAGATAAGATTACTAGACAATCAACCAGTCGAGGGACGGATATGCACCTTTTGGTTGAGCATCATCTAAAAAATGAGACTCTTCCAGAAGTCCAACCTTTGTCCGATTTCTTATTTAAGATTTCTAAGTCAACTCTCAATCGTATAAATAATATTTACGCTCTTGAAGGGTCACTTTACAGTAAGCAACTAGGCATTGCTGGCACTGTTGACTGTATTGCAGAGTTTGATGGTGAATTGTCAATCATAGACTTTAAGACTTCTAAAAAACCAAAACCACGAGAGTGGATCGAACACTATTTCGTTCAGTGTATGGCATATGGTTGTATGCTTTACGAACTGACTGGTATTCCAGTTAAAAAACTTGTAATCATTATGGCTTGCGAAAATGGAGAATGCGTCGTCTATGAAGAAAGAGACAAAACAAAATACATCAAACTCCTCACCGAATACATTAGAGAGTTTGTTAGAGATAAATTGG